CACCATCACCGTAATAAGGAGATAAAAAATGGCAAATGTAGTACCACATAGTTTTAAAAGTGAATTACTTTCAGGAACGCATAATTTTGCAAGTGGAGGAGACTCTTTTAAATTAGCTTTGTACACAGCCGGATCTGGTTCACCATACGCAGCTACTGCTACAATATATGAGTCATCAGTTGCTAACGAAGTTAGCACTAGTGCTCCTAATGCTGGATACACCACTGGTGGAGTAGCATTAGCGAGTCAGGCAGTTGCAACAGGAACAGGAACAGCAACAGTTGATTTCGCTAATTTAACTTTTTCAAGTGCAACTTTTAGTGCAGCTTATGGAGTTATATATAACGATGACAAATCAGATAAGTTGTGTGTAATTTTAGATTTTGGTGGAACAAAGACAGCAACCAATGGTGATTTCACTATTGTATTCCCTGATCCAAGTACACCAGCAAATGCGATTATTAGTTTAACATCGTAATAGGAATATAACATGGCGTTTAAATTAAACGATAGGGTAAAAGAATCCAGTTCGACCACTGGAACAGGTACGTTTACACTTGGTGGAGCAGTCTCAGGTTTTGAAACTTTTTCTGCTGGTATTGGTGGAAGCAATACAACATACTATTGTATCTTTGAAACAGGAACAGCAAACTTTGAGGTTGGTTTTGGAACTTTAAACTCAGGAGCGAGCACACTTGCTAGAACTTACGTTATCTCCAGTTCTAATAGTGATGCTCTTGTAAACTTTGCAGGTGCAACAGAAGTATTTTGTACCGTTCCAGGTGCAAAGATAGGTTTACCAAATCCAGAAGAATATGGTTCTTCATCAGCGCCAAAAATAATTACTGTTAAAGTAGGTACTAAAACAGGTAATCATCCTTATCCATCAGGTGGAAGTTCTAGTGGTAATGCATACTTTTTAGATGGATTAGAATCACCAGCATTAAGATTTTCTGGTGCGGATTCAAGTGCAAAATATTACTATAGATTCGATCAAGCTGATTCTACTAACTCAGGACATCCTTTACGTTTTTATTTAGAAGCAGATAAAACTACAGCATATACAACAGGTGTAACTACAAACGGTAGCCCAGGTAGTTCTGGAGCATACACACAAATAGCAGTTGATTCTGAAACACCAAATATTTTATACTATCAATGTTCTTCGCATGGATTCATGGGTAATCATGCTACAAACATTGGTAACAAAATTAATTCAAACTTATCTACTATGGGAGACCTGACGGTAGGCACATTATTTAAAATGCCTGACAATACTTCAGGAAAAATATTAGTCGGAGACGGCACTAGTTATCAAGAAGTGGCTGTATCAGGAGATGCAACACTAGCTAGTAATGGAGCATTAACAGTAACAGGAGGAGTATCTGCAGGTTTCGTGGTTGCAATGTCGATCGCTCTGTAGTAAATAAACATTATGGCACAAGATTTTGAAAGATATGGGGATCAAGACGTAGGAACATCAGCTTCTACTATTCACACAAGTGATTCTGATGATGCGATAATTTCCATACGTTTAGCAAACACAACTACATCAACAATAAGTGCGAGTGTATTTATTACATCCACTGTAACAAGTGGTTCTCAGGACCACTACTTAATTAAAAATGCACCGATAGTTGCGGGCGGATCGCTCGAACTTATAGACGGTGGAAGTAAGATAGTAATTGAATCGGGAGACGTGGTAAAAGCACAGTCCGACACAGCAAGTTCGTTAAGTGTTTGGATGTCTGTTGTCGATGCAATTAGTACGTAAGGAGATTCATGGCCTATTTAGGAAACGCACCAGCAAGAAGCTTTATAAGTTTTGAGAGACAAGTATTTACAATCGTAAACTCTCAAACTGCATATACTTTAGATCATTCCGTAAATAACGAAAATGATCTTCGTCTTGTAATTAACAACATTGTCCAGGAGCCAGGATCAGGTAAAGCATACACTGCATCGGGCACTACTCTTACACTATCTGCAGCGTTAACAAATGGTACAGATGAAATGTATTGTGTGTTCTTAGGTAGAGCTGTTGCAACAAACGCACCTGGTGCAGGGTCAGTGGGCACTTCACAATTAGCAAGCGACGCTGTTACTGCTGCAAAACTTAATGATGATATTATATCTGGACAAACTGCTCTTGGGGCTACGCCCGCAGACACAGATGAATTTCTTGTCTCAGATGCAGGCACAATTAAAAGAGTAGATTATAGTTATATAAAAGGTCTTGCAAATTGGTCAGAAAGTTCTGGGAATCTGTTACCAAGTAACGCTTCTTATGGAATTTATTTAGGAGTTAATTCTGCAACAGCAGCTAATCTTTTAGACGATTACGAAGAAGGAACTTGGACACCTAGTATTGATGGCACTTCAATAGGAGCTGTTGGTTTTTATAGAAAAATTGGTAAAATATGTCTTGTTCATTTTGGAAATCAAACTGCGGCTGCTTTAGCACTAGGTGATGGCTCTGATTATGATATTAGCGGCTTGCCTTTTAGTATGATTGCTAGTGATTGGAATTATGGAAGTGTACCTTCAGCTTCTTTTGCAGACGCAACTGCTAGTTATTATTCACAACCTTTAACTGGAAGGCAAAATAATGGCGGAAATATCCATATAATGAATAGAAGTGGAGTCGCTGTAACAAGTAGTGATCCAGTAAATGTATCAATGGTTTATTCAACAAATTAACAATGACAACGCACAAGGAGACAACACATGGCAATAACTAAAGAGACACAGATTGGTAAAATTGAAGTGGTCGGAAAATACAAATCAGTTCAAGTAAGAACAGATACTGTAGTTATGGAAGATGGCGAAGAATTATCAAGACAGTATCATAGACATTTTTTAATGCCAGACGCAGATATATCTAATGAACACTCAGAGGTTCAAGCAGTATGCAACGCAGTCTGGACACAAGATGTTAAAGATGCTTATGCAACTTTTAAAGCTCAACAAGAGAATAACTAATGGCAATAGATAAAGTAGTATCAGCATCGATAACAGACAGCTCAGTAACAAGTGCTAAAGTAGCTAGTGGAGTTTTACAACCAAACTTTAGAAACATTATTATTAATGGAGATATGCAAATTGCTCAAAGAGCAACTTCAACATCTTCTATTACTGGAAGTGGTTATTATACAGTAGATAGATTTAGATTAGGTGCTGTTAGTGCTGGAACATGGACAATGAGCCAAGATACAGATGTTCCTACTGGTCAAGGTTTTAGTTCATCAGCAAAATTAGATTGCACTACAGCAAATGGAAGTTTAAGTGCAAGTAGTCTTTTATATTTTGAACAATTAATCGAAGGTCAAAATTTACAGTATTTAAAAAAAGGGACATCATCTGCTGAAAGTACAACTTTATCTTTTTGGGTTAAGTCAAATAAAACTGGAACTTATATTTGTGAAATATTTGATAATGATAATACAAGAACAATTTCTAAATCTTATACAATTTCATCTGCTGATACTTGGGAAAAGAAAACTTTAACTTTTGCTGGAGATACCACAGGAACTTTAGGCAATGATAATAATACTAGTTTTACTTTAAATTTTTGGCTAGTTGCTGGAACTGATTATTCATCTGGTACTTTAGCAACTGATTGGGAAAGTAGAACAAACGCAAACAGAGCAGTTGGTCAAGTCAACCTTGCAGATAGCACATCAAACGAATGGTACATTACTGGAATACAATTAGAAACTGGAACAGCAGCATCTGATTTTGAGTTCTTGCCACATGATGTAAATTTAAATAGATGCAGAAGATACTATTATATATTTGCTGACAGAAGAACATCTGGTGCATTTCCTATCAGAGATCAAAGAGCAATTGGCATTGGAACTACTCATTATCCTAATCAAGTTTCAGTTTGCGTAAATTTTTTAACTGAAATGAGAACTGTTCCTAGTTTAGATCAAGATACTGGTACGGATTATTTTCAATATTACCATGAAACAACAGGAGATAATTTTGATAGCTTTAATAGCATAGGTAGTAATGGTGTTTCAGCTATGACAATAAGAAATACAAATCAAATTTCAGCTTCGCATGGAGTGTCTGGAACAGTTGATGCAACAACAAGTGGAGCGATGGCTGCGTTTGATGCGGAGTTATAATTATGATTAATACAGTAGAAAAAATATATGACAATGTTCCAGAAGTTAAACATAATGGTTATAAAGTAACTTATATAAATTCTAATAAAATAAAACTTGTACCATTAGTAGAAGACAACACAGATTACCAAGAAATTCAACAGTGGATCTT